ACCGTGTCGAAATGACGCTCCTGGAGCTTCATCTCGACGTTGCCCGCATCGCCAACGCGCTCGATAAAATCGTCTTCCTGCTCGAAAAGCTGGCGCTCGATCCGCCGGAGCGCGAGATCAAAGTCCAGCAGGCTTCGCTCGACGATCTGCACATCATTTCGCCCGAAGAGGCCCAGCGCATGGCCGACGAGGCTGGACGGTTCGCAGAAATACATCGCGTGGTTCCCGGCTCCCGCGCCTTTGCCGAAGAACTGATTGCGTGGGAAGATCAGCAGAAGGAAATACATGGAAGCGAATGGCAAGCTCCCGACTGGGCCAGTGTCTTTGCGTCAGCCTACCGAACCGCCCCCTCTGCCGATCCTCGTAAGTAAGCCGACATTGCAGAAGCAGTTTCCGCGCGCCCAGCGCAGCCTGCTTGCCGCCGCGTTTCACCGACAGATCCACCCCAACTGGCGGCATTACATCCTGTACGCCGAGATGGCGGCGAACACGGGCGATCTCGCCATGGCGCGCTTCATCGACGCTTACAAATCCATGCGCGCGATCGACCGGCTGAACTGGTGGCCGGAGCAGATCTGTGAACTTGCGAACGTAACTCCCGGGGAACTGGCCGGAGCCGTCTGCCGCGCCATGTGGGATGCGGGCGCCGCCGAATGCGCCATGATCATTTCCACGGAAAATCCACAGGTGTTGAAAAAGTCCATCCAATACGCGAAGAAGGAAGAGAACTTCAAAGACCGCGAAATGTTCTTCCGGATGGCGGGCGCGCTGCCCGAGAAGAAGGGGACTTCGATCAACATCTACAACCGGGCGGCAGGCGAGCCTCCGCCTCCCGAAGCCACGGCTCGCGGAAAGCTGAAGACGTTTGACGCGGAAGTGATCGACATGTCGCGCGATCTGGAAACGCCGGAGGTCTACCGTGTTCCATCCGACCATCGTCCAGAAGACGATTGAGCGATACGCCTCGAAGCGCGGCAACTTCCTGCCGCAGCAGCGCAGCGTGCTCGAAGCCGAGCAGTTCATCCGGCACATGGACTCGATCGTCGACCAGGACCCGGATGGCGATCTGATCGCGGTGCGCGACCCCGGGGCGCCGTGGCAGTCGACGCTCGACGCGGAGGAGACGCGCGCCATCCGCAACGAACTGATCCTCTGCCGCGCCGACTTCAGCTACTTCGTTTCGCGGTACGCGTTCATCAAGTCGGACGAGGACCGCGTCATAAGGATGGACCCATGGATAAGCCAACAGATCTTTCTGTCGATTCTCGCGGAGATGCAGCTACAGGAAATCAGCTTAATGCTCATAATTCTCAAGGCGAGACAATTGGGAATCAGTCGAGTCATCTCGCTAATACTCTTGCATGCGGTTCTTTTCCACGCGAATACGAACGCATTTCTGGCGTCCTCTACAGAAGACAAAACTGGGCTCCTGTTCGATATGCTCGATTTCTGTTTGGAGCGCCTTCCTTTCTGGATGAGACCGGCGATGAAATACCGCCGCGAAAACAAGTTCATGGAACTCATGAACGGGAGCGCCCTGACGCTGCAGCACGGCCAGCAGACGACGGGAATCGCGCGCGGCACGACTCCGACTAAGGCGCATATCTCCGAACTCAGCGAGTTCGACGAATTCAAAGTCAGCGACCTGATCGATTCGTCTCTCCTGCGCGCGATGCACGATTCCCCGCAGACGTTCCTCGCGTTGGAGTCGACCGCCAAGGGGCTCAATAACTGGTGGAATGATAAGTGGAATTCGGCGAAATCTGGATGGCCGGAGCGTAGAAGCCGTCTCCGGCCACTTTTTCTACCGTGGTTCGTTGGGGGCCTGTACCCGAAGAAGCATTGGCTGCGCGCTCACCCCATGCCCGCCGACTATGTAGATCGGATGCTCCCGTGGGCTGCGGCGCACGCGGAGGGAGCGGCTCTTTACGTCGCGAAGACCGACTACCTCCGGCAGCGCCTGGGAGAGCGGTGGGAGATGCCGCTGGAGCAGATTTGGTACTACGAGTGTGAGCGGGAATCGGCGATTCGCGAGCGACGTCTGAATAAGTTCCTCCAGGAGATGCCCGCTAACGACGATGAGGCTTTCCAGTCGACCTCGATATCGGTATTCGACAACGAAACTCTTACCTTTTACCGTGACAACGCACATCGCCAGGATCTTGTCGGCGCGTATGGGCTGGTTGGCCCACAGGAAATAGTGAATCCACGCTTGCAGCCGAGTCACTTGCTCCGTGATCCCAACCATAAACCGATCGTCGTGCGCTGCGAGAGCCTCAGCCCGCCCATTCAACTGGAGTTGGTCCCGCTGCGCTTTGACGGATGGTCTCTTGAAAATGGAGTGGACAAGATATACATCTGGGAACTTCCGGTCAAAGGAGAAACCTATGGTCTTGGCATGGATACGAGCGACGGGATCGAGAAGGACCGTACCGTAATAGAGGGGCTCAAAAAGGGATCGATCAACGGCCCCACTAAACAGGTCTTCGAATACGCTTCCGGCAAAATGAACGCCCTCGATTCCTGGCCCTTCGCCCTGGCCCTGGGGACCATGTATTCCGTTCCGGATTCCACTGGGCATGTGCAGCAGCCGCGAATGGCTATCGAATGCCGTGGACACGGCGACATGGCGCAGAACATCATTCGTCAGTGCGGGTGGACTAACTTCCACCCATGGAACGATAAGCAACTCGATTCGCGCACTCAAAGATTGAATCAATATAACAAGATCGGCGTTTACACCGTCGGATGGTTCCGCGACGGGATGATCGAATTGATGGTCAAAATGCTGCGCGACGGCGACGTGGAGATCTGTTCCCCGTTCTTCGTGCAGGAGATGAACAGCTTGCAGGGCGATCAGTTCGTGCAGTCACTCAAAGCCGGGTATGGAGGATACGATGATCGATTCATGGCCCTGGGATTCATTCTGGTCAGCCTGTACAAGTGGGACGCCAACTACTTCCGCAGTTCCCGCATCGCAGCCTATAGCGGGAAGGTTCCTGTGGGTCGAACCATGCCCCGGCGGCAGTACGCCACTTGGTGTTACAACTTCCAAGAACGCAATGACAGCGGGATCTACGAACCGCGACAATACTAACTTATGCCGGTAGCTCAATCTTCTCATCTGCAAAATTACGAGTACGATCCCAACACGCAAACGCTGGTGATCCAATTCGTCAACGGAGCGGTGTATCGTTACGACGGCGTGCCGCTCACCGAGTTCAACAACCTCGCGCAGCAGGGCGGAGGCGGCGTGTATTTCTGGACGAAGATCCGGGGCAAGTATCCGACCACGCTGGTCACGGGCGGTCTCAACAACACCAACAACGGCGGGGGCTCGCCGCGCAAGAACGGCGGTTACTGATGGCGATATGCAAAGAGTGCGGCGCCGAAGTCACCATCGGCGACTGGCCCTGGTGCCCCCACGGCCAGATCCGGGAGACCAACGCCAAGAACTTCGATGCGATTGTGGTCTGGCAATCGAACTCCGATCCGGATAAATACAGCTTCCCCGGGCAGGCCAACGAGAGCGTGCCGGAGGGATACCATCCGGTCTCGATCACCAACATCCGGCAGGCCGACCAGTTCTGCAACCGCTTCAACGCGCTCGAAAGGACGCGGCTGGAGACCGAACGCCAGATGCGATGGGCGATCGACGATGCGGGGATCAAGGAACGTCGCGCCAACGAGGACGCGCGCGGCACGGTATCGACGCGGGCCGACGCAATGCGTCGTGCGGTACGCGAATGGGCCGATCGCAAGAGAGAGGCCAAGCGAACGGGGCGCATCGACCCGCGTTTCCACAATAACGTGTTGAGCTTCGACAGCGGACACCGCAATTCGTATTCTGGGGAGGAGACGCGTTGGCGGGAACGGAAGCCGTAGAGGGAGGTTAACTATGAGAAAGATCGGGAGAGGGGATGCGGCTATGCTCCGCTTTGCCGCTACTGTCGAAACCCTGGAAACTGATTTCTGGATTCAATATAACGAGCTTGGGGGCATTCGGGACAGGGAAGTGCCCGGGGGTACGGGGAATCTTCCGTACACGGCCAAGCTCCAGGTGCTCGACTCCGATTTCCCTCAATACATTCACGACAACACGGACGACGAGATTACTCACTTTGAGTTTTTGAACGGCTATCTGAAATCGATGGACGCCGCTCCGTCCGACCTGGATGAGTTCAGGACCCTGCCGGGAAGCAGGGCCACCGGCTCCAGCCTGAGACCGAGACTTACCAACCTGATGGAGCTAACGCTCGATACAAGCTGGTGGACGCGGTATCGGAGCTTCAGGAATAATCCCGATCTCGATCCCGATTTCGTCTTTCCCCAGGCCGTCCCTGGATTGGCTCGCGGGAAGTTTCCGGCCATTCCCAGGACAGACAATGATTTGAGGCCCGACCTCCACCTTCAGGCGATTGCAAATACCGCCGCTTTTCATATGCCCACCGTCGAGCAGGGCGGCAACAGCCTCTATCCGGCGATGGCGCAACGGGCTACCGACGTGGAAGTGTTGCGGATTCTGATCAGCATCGGACCAACCGAAGCCATGCATTTTCAGACATGGTCCGATAAGGCGGGCAACGCGCCGCCGCTTACGGACCCCACCAATGGGCTCACCTTTCCGGATCTGAACCTCCCTCCATTTGGCGGGCCGCAGTTTCAGACTAATTTCATCATGCCGGAGCCGTGCCCGTTTATCAGTCGAAGTCTTCCACGGTGCTCTGTGGTTCGTCCCACCGAAACCAGGGGAGCCGCAAAGGCCGTGGTGAATTTCCTGGTAGCGATGGGTCTGTTCATCGGTCAGTCCCCCAGATTCTTTGATCTGCTGAATGATCTGGCATCGGATGCCGACGCGGCCAGACGTGATGTTTAAAATCTATGGCCGCAGTCGATTCAGCATATCTGTGCCCCGCTCCGTTTGAGTCGGACATGCAGGGCGGCAACCGCGAGCTTGCCACGCCCGATTCGCTGCTCGCATGGGCGAAAGACATCGTCTCGGATGGACGCAGTTATCTGCGGCTTCAGAGCGCCTATGCCTACATTCAGGACGGCATCGATCTGGTGAACGGCGACTCGCAGGCCGCGTCCGCTCCGCCGACGGCCACGCTCTCGCGCATGCGGACGGACCAGACCGTGCGCAACACCAAAGAGATCATCGCGGCGCAGACCAATATCCGCATCATCCCGTCGTTCAAGGCTTCGATGGCCGAATTCTCGAAGCAGGAGTCGGTGCTCAACAAAACGTTCATGGCGTGGCAGACGATGACCTTCGCCGATCGTCAACTGCGCAAGGCGTGGCAGTATGCCTGCGCCGCTGGTACCGGATACATCGGCACGCGATACGATCCGAATTACTATTACAGGGGTAAGGGAGAGATCGTATGGGACGCCTACGGCCCGCTGGACGTGCTTCCGGTGGGGATGCCGCGACAGCACGATTTGCAGAAGGCTTACGCAGTAGCGTTGCGGGTGGAGACGCCGATTCACGAAGCGTGGAGATTGTTCCCCCTGTACGTCAACGAAATCAGGCCCAGTCGCGACGCCCGCGCCGGTCACGGAGCGGTGATCTCGCAGGCGGTGAAATTTGCGACAGCGGTGCTCAAACGATTCGGCCAGGGAGCTAGATACGAGCGCGAGCCCGCGCCCTGGGCGACCGTCGATGTTTTTTATATTTACGTCGACGACACGAGTGTCAACGACACCGGCGAGCCGCTCGAAATGCGCGGCCCGGACGGAGTCCCGGGAACCAACTGGTGCTACACCGTGCCTTTCATCGGGCAGGAGATCCCGCTGGGCAACGGGAAGTTTCGCAAGGCCGGTCCCCAGGATTGTCTAGTCTATCCCAACCGGCGGCTGATCATATGCACTGGAACGGATCTATTAGGCTGTTGCGTAAATCCTGACCCGCTCTGTCAAGCGTCACCTTATTGGCACGCCAAAGTTCCAGTAGATCAATTGAGGGTGGATGATTGGGCCTGGAACTTTCTGGGATTTCCCATAACCAGATACGGTCAATCACTGGAGAGGGCGCAGATTGAAATGTGGCGGGGGATGGTTGACGCAATGAATGCACGATTATCGCCCCCCAGGGCTTTCGACCGTACATCTCAATCGGCGGCATTGGCTCAGTCGATAAATACGCGTGTTCCCAATCAGGTGGTAGGGCTCGATCTGGGGTTAGTGCCTCTGGCGCAACAAATGGGACCCTTACTTCCATTCCAATGGTACGAATACCCGGCGCACTATCTACAAGCCCAGCAGATGCTGAGTCAGATGGCGAAGGACCAGATGGGCCTCGCAGACGCGCAAGCCATGGCGCGAGCGCGGCAGCTACCCTCAGGAGACAGCGTCGAGAAATTGATGGAGCAGTTAGGTCCATTGATTAAAGATCAGGGCCGCAACATGGAAGAGTCAGTCCGTCATATGGGGGAGAAGTGGAAATCCATGTGTTTCCAATTCTACACGGCGGCGCGGCGCATGCAGTTGCTCGGCCCCGACGGCATCGGAGAGGAGGACTACGACTACCGGCCTGGGACCTTGATCCCATTCATGGACGATCGGGCCTGGAAAGACGCCGAAGGTCCCGATCTGACAACCATCGAGATGCGACGCAAGTTCGGCGCTCCAGAAGAATGGGAAGCTTATTTTGCGCGGGGCGAGACCGTCCCGCAATTTGAGCGAGCCCGCTGGCACAAGGATAATTTCCAGTTCACCGTCACTCCGTACTCCCTCCACGAATTCAATAGTATCAGCCGCAAATTGTTCTACATCCAATTGCAGTCGCGCGGCTTCCCCGTAGATCCTTGGACGTTAGCGGAATTGTTTGATATCAAGAACTTCGGCGACGTTCCTCTGATGCCCGACCCGGACGATCCGTCGAAGATCCGCCGCGCCAACACCATCTTCGAGCGTTGGCTCGCGTGGCAGCAGATCATGATGAAAATGCAGCAGGCGGCAGGCGGCGGGCAGACTCCGGCAGGCGCCCAGCACCCCGGCGGCGAGAAGCGCGGCAGGCCCCCGACGGCGCAGGCCGCGCCCACCCTTGAGAACAAAGGCGGCGTAAGGCCGATCGTCAGAGAATCGAGGCACTGATGCCCAGTGAAAATGTGCTCCACGAATACAAGCACGGAACGCTACACTCCGGCTCCAAACACGGGCCGAAGGTGCGGTCCCGTAAACAGGCAATCGCGATAATGCTCTCGGAGCGCCGAAAAGAGGGCAAGCCCACGCGTGCCCGCAAACGCTAATGGATTGCTGCAACGTCTCGCTCGCTTATCCGGCGCGAGAACGCAGGAGTCTGTTCATTTTCGGGTCGATGATATCGGCGCGGCCATCGAACAGATCAAAACGCTGGGCGGAACCGGGCAACTCGTACTAAATTACGCAAACGGCAAGCCCAACGGCCATGCCGAGTGGCGCCCCGCCAAAGAAAAACCATGATATAGTCCCCGTAGGACACGGGAAAGATCGTCCGAAGAGTTGTATCGGCAACGAGCCCCCGTCGATCCGGTAGGAAGGATACCGGATCGGCGGGGGCTTTTTGCTTTTCCGTGGGCTGAGGAACTCCCGGAGCAATCCGGTCCAGAAAGGGGAGAAGCCTGATGTTTGAAAGCCACGAGGTAGCAAATCGTCGGCGTCGGCACGGTGGTCGACGGCGCCGCTGAGGCGGAAGATGTTAGGGCCGCGTTCGCGGCCCTCGATATTGGCTGCAAACCCGTAACTAATCGGGTGGGAGAGATATGACGCCCAGTATAGGAAGGGCAGGAGTTCGATCGCCAGATCAAACGCCGTTACCGGCGGGCGGCGCTCCTGGAGCCGGACCAGCCACGCTGGCCGGTGCGCCTCCCGAAGCTGGGGCTCCGCCTGCGCCCTCGCCGGAAGGCGGCGGGCCGGGGGGAGGGATGACGGCCATGCTGGGGCAGGCGGTGCAGCAGGCGTTGCAGACCGAAGTGATGTTGACGGATCTAGCCCGTCAATTCCCGGCTGCGGCGCCTGCCTTCCAAAACGCCGTCATGGGCCTCCGGCAGGCGGGAACCGCGCTCCGATCCGCGTTACGGCAGATTATGACTTCGCCAGGACAGCCCGAACCTCCATCCCCCGGCATAGGCGGATAAGGGACGGAACAAAGTCAGGTTGTTCGGAGAAGAATCAGCAACCGGGAGACCGACTGATGCCAGTGGATAAGCAGGCTTTACAAGACGTAATTCGCGAAGCCGTCGGAGACGACGACGAGATGTTTCACTTTCTCTCGCAGAAGCTCCAGGCGAACGACCAGAGGGCTACAAACTTTCTGGCCGGGTTCATGCGCAACAAGGATTACACGCAGAAATCGCAGGCGCTTGCCGAAGAAAAGCGCACGTACGACGGCAACACGCAGCAGTGGAATACGCAACTGAACACGTACAACACGCAACTCGACCAATACCGGCAGATGCTCGAAAAGGCCGAAGCCGAAAAGCTGGCAGTGCTGCGCGATCTGGGCAAGGAGCGCGAATCCTTGCAGGGCGCGTATGCGCGGTTGCAGCACATCAAGGACATCTATCAGCTATCCGATCAGGACATTCCCTCCTACAAGGACCTGATCGACACCGCGAAAAAGGGAAAGCCGGTGGATCATTCCGACATCGATATCGACGCCAAGATCTCGGGCCTCAAAAAGGAATTGACCGACTATCTGGCGCAGAAGCTGATCCCCGAACTGGGCGGGATGGCGCAACTCGATATCGCCTGGAACGACATTCGCGAGGAGCATCGGGAATTGACCGGCAAACGCCTGACCGGCAAGGAGCAGCAGGAATTGCTGGACGAGGCCAACAAACGCGCCCAGGGAGGACGGCCAATCTCGCTGAAGCAGCTTTGGGAGGAGAAGTACGACGGGCCGAAGCTGCGATTGACCAAGCACGACGAGGAGCGCGAAAAGGAATTGCGCACCAAGTGGGACGCGGAGATGGTGCAGAAGCGATCGGAGGAGGCCATGCAGGGCCTGCACCCGAACGCGCCCGACGGCCTGCGCACGTCGCAGATTCTGAACCACAAGTTTCAAACGCACGAGGAGGGACCGGCGCCGCTGGCGAGAAAAGTGGAGGCCCGGTCATCGACTCAGCGGGAAGCGTTGGGCGGCGCGGATCGCGCGGCCAAGCGTTTCCTCGAACGGCGCGCGGCGGGAGTGCCCATGGGCGCCCCGGACGAACGCAAGGGCGGAGGCAAGGCGGCTTGATTGGCGTTTCACCGCAAGCGGATCAAGCTCGAATTCGAGAAGAAGCAGCGCCTGCCGGAACCGCGCCGAACCAAGCATGACGAGTTTGAGGAGTTAACGGGCAAAGCGGAGACCACGGGAAGCGATGATCCGCTGAAGGACGCGCGGGACATTCTGAAGGGGCCGTCGACGAAGGGCTTCGGCGGCCTGCGGCGGTCGAAAGATCCGTACGAGAAGCAGAAGGAAACGGCGCGCGAGGAAGCAGAACTGAAGTCGCCCACGTACGGAACGGAGAAACCTAGGAGAAGGCGCGCAGCAAAGAGAGGCTAAACCATGGCAGACCCTTTATTGGACGAAATTAATACTACGACTTTGCCGGAAATCAACGACGCCGCGATTGAAGATAATTTCTTCCTTGCCTCTGTCTTGCAGGCGCACTTACGCGCGAAGTGTCTCGTCCCGTTCACGGGCGGAGCGTTTACGAGGAATGTCTTCCTCTACAATCCGCTGAACGGCGGCGCGTACGCTAAAGGCATCGGCGGATTCAATCTGACTAAGCCGCAAACGTTGGGCAGCACGGTATTCGATCCGCGCTACTACGTGGTCATGATCATCGAGTACTTAGAGGATATCTCGGTACTCAACACGGGAGACTTAGCGGTCTTTAGCCTCCTAGAAACGGACATGGCGAATGCCTACCAAACAATCTCTGCGATCATGGCGCTTGATATCCAACAAAACGGGCAGATTGCTCCTCGCACCATCAACATCAATGGATGGGTCGAGGCTATCAACGACGGATTTTTCCCGTCCTGGGACGGAAACGTCTATACGATCTATGGGACTGCCCTCCGTAACGGAAACGTTCGGAAAGCACTTAATGGAAACCTTTACTGGGCTGGAAAAGCAGATGGCACTGCTGGAACAATCACTTACCCAGTTTTCAACGCTGCCTATAACCTCGCAAAACGTGGCACTGATGAACCGGACCTCTTCTGCGCTAACAAACCTTTCGTCAGCTTTGTCGAAAATCGAATCCAGCCTCAGCAGCGATTCGGACAGGACGACGCGTCAGTCAAGGACCCGTACTTCGGGGCCGTCGGATTCAGATTCAAAAACTCCATCGTCATGATGGACGACTATTTTCCTTCTGCGCTGGGATTTCCTTACTCCGACCCCGCCAATGGTGGGCTGGGTAACAACCTAACCGGAATCATTCCTTACACCGCCCCCACTTCAGTGGCGGTTCCGGCCAATAATTTTCCGCCTGCGACCGTGACGACTCTCCAAGTGGGCGAGGTTGGAGTCTTTTTCAATACCAGTCGCTGGAAGTTCCGTGTGTCGAATGACAGTGAGTTTGGATTTAATCCCACGGATTTTATTAGGGCGCCGGACAACACTCGCGTCGCGTCTCAATTAAAGGCGGCGGTGAACTTAGAGTGCGTCGCTCCCTGGTCGAACGTGCAGATGTACGGAGTTAACAGCTAGGAGAACTTATGCCGATTGGTGGAACCGCATTCTTCGGGATGAACCAGCATCCCAGGATCACGACGAATTATCTGAATCAACTCAACCGGCATGGCGACCCCGGTCCCGGCTTGAACGTGGGCGGAGTGCAGGACTACGTCAACGGCGGTCAGGTGGGATTCTCCGGCCAGATCGCGCAGCCGTACTCCGGCTTCATCGGCGGCAAGCTCACTATCACCAACCCGTGGGCCAAGCAATTCTCCGATCCGCTGGTAGGGCCGCTCTACGGTGGGATCTACATGTACGTGCAGTTCGATCCGACCGCAACCACGCCCGCGACGCCGGGGGCCGTGTGCTTCTGGCTGGACGAGCAGAATTACATCGTGACGCCCAGTTATGTCGCTGGCGTGTCATTCAAACCGGCGGGCATCATCATCAACCAGACGTCCCCCGGCAACTGGGACTTCATCCAGATCGCCGGGATCGCAACCGTTCTGTTCAGCGCGGCTGCGGCTGTAG